TTACTTCGACCAGTCGTCTCGTTTGTTCTACTAATTTAAATTCCATTGATACTCCTATTTTAGACATAACAAGCACCCTATATAATAATGTCCTTATTATATAATTAAAATAAAAAGGGTAAAACAAAAAAACAAAAAGAAACCGACATACCTATTATTATTATAATGTAATATTATATTTACAGTTTAAATATATCTTTTATTGGTTTTGGAATGGCTATTTTAGGGGTTGTTTCTGGCTCTTTTGCCCCTTCTTTTGGGTTTAAATTGCCTAAAACACCCCCTATTCCAGCCTTATTAGCGGCATATTCAACCAACATACTAGTCCAATCACCATCCTTAGCTGCTTTTCTTATTCCATTCATCGGATCTAAATCCTTTCCTTTCTTAACCATTTGTCCTACAGAACCAAAAAAAGAAGATTGGAAGTCTTCAAGTTTGCCGTGCATCCTATCCTCTATTTCATCAATAACAGGTTCTAGTCTAAACACTAACCACCCTTCCTCGTCAAATTTTTTTTCCCATTCAGCCACAACCCATTGTCTAAGCAAAAATCTATACATCACTAAAATAATGACAATCTCTCCCACAAATAAGGTAATCAGATCTGTGTTCATGCTTGGTCCCACTGAGCTTGTGAAATTGCTGAAGGTCTACTACAACCTTCACTTTTCATATTTTTTGCAATATAAATTAAATTTAACGCGGCTTGTGTTTGTTTTGTTTTAGACAAATTACCAGTTTGTATACGGCCTAATGTGTCGGTAGCATCTACCGACCATCTAGTACAACGATCTAATGTAGAACCTGCGTATTCTGTAGGTGTTACGGGATCATTTCTAAAAATTTTATTTCCAGTATCTATTACAATATCAACAATACCTTCACCGGCACCGGATACAACTTTAACAACAGCATCTTTTAAATTTTCTTCTTGTTCTGACAGCCACGTTTTCATTTCATCTTTAAAGACATAAGCTAACACTGCCGAACCTGCTATTATAGATGGAATACCCACTAATATCGCAGTCGTTAGAGAGTTAGTCTCTCTTTCTTTACCTAATAATTCATCTAATGCTCTTTTCTGGACGGCAGTAATTTTTCTAATTTCCACACCTTGTGGTATTGCAGCAATCGGCATTACTTGAAAAGTTCTCGACGTTGTCTTCTTAATTCTGCCGAACCGGCACCAACACCGGTAATACTGGTTTCATAAATTGGGCTTTTGTCTAATACTTGTGTTGGCAGATCAAAAAAGTCACGTTTTACTTCAGAACCTGTTGAAGGTAGACTAGGAGTGCCAACGGTGTCCTTCAACAGATCCATAATTAAGAATAATTCAGCTATCATTTTTTACGACCTGCTGGCGTTTTTCTAAATGCTATACCCATTTTTTTTAATTTTAATTTACCACTTGCAAATTGATAAATCTTCTTTCTACTGTTAGCCTTAACAAACTTGTTCCATGCTGACAGTTTACGTTTAGGTTTTCTTATCCTGGATTTAGTGCCTCTCATTTGAGGAAAACCACCTTTAATTTCTTTTACAATAAGGTCGTATGCTTCCCCAATATCTAAATCGCCTCGTTTATAATCGTCTAGTATTTCAAATACTTCGCCTCTAGGCATTATACTAACCTCATAAATGCCACTTCAATATCACTATTACCGCCGCTACCATTAACAACTTTAAACTGGAAATTCTCTTGGTCTTTTAATTGGTCTTGTATTACAAATATATTCCATACATCAGCGGTCATATTATCACTGCTATCTATTAGTATACTATCGAAATCGTTTCGTCTAACGCAACCCCTTAGATCTGTGCCACTATTAACAGGGATTAAATTAGCAAAAGGTGTCGTGTTTGGCCCTGCCACTGCATTAGTGGCATAATTGCCACCATTGGTTGGTTTAATAGCAATAAAAATATCTTTGTACCCTTTCATGTTTATACTAGGGAAATCCGGTGTATCTGGACTTAAAGTAACACCAGTGTTAGGTATACCAGGATGTGTAGTAATTCCAATAAACTGTTTATCGCTAGTAATAACACCGGACCATTCGCCGTCTGTACTAATCTGCCCCGTGTTAACTGCTGGATAAACTGCTTGGGCTACGTCCACATAACCTTGTAAGGGTGTTTGACCGACTTGTTCGCCAGTGGTCGAATATGGTGCGTAGACCTTTCTTGTATTTTTTGGATCCATACTAAGCAAATATTAGCGTTACACTAAATTGTGCTTCGCCCATATCTGCGTCCATTGCTCCAGCTATGGATACTTGGTTGCTTGCTGTAACTGGAATAGCTACGTCTAAACTAAACGGTAAAATTGTCATACCGTTACTTGTTTCGGTTCCTACATTAGTAGCTGCCCCAACTGTTAAGGTTTGTTGTTCGGTCATAGCGTCACCTGTCAATTGAACAGCAAATGTACAATTATCTTCTGTGGCTGAATTTTGGCTTACTGCCACAATTATGCCAACTATAGCCGAATTTCCGGCTGGTACTTGCACTGATGCACTTGTTGATTGTCCATATAAGCTTGTTAAAGCTGTGAATGAATCTGCCGCCGTGACCGGACCTTCGCGTACTCTGTATGATGCCATTGTTTTTCCTTTATGCTCCGAATATGTCGCTTTCTGGGGTCATTGCTTTTACACGAATAGGCCCTAATTTAGCGAGGGTTCCTGAAGCAAACCCTTTTGTTAGTGCTTTAGCGACAAAAGCTGCCCCTAAAGTTCCTATGATCTTATTTTTTTCAGACATTACTTTGGTCTGCATACCAGTGAGGGCCCCCGATATATTGCCACTTAATGCTGTTTGTATTGCCTGAGCTGCCCCAGTAGATTGGGATAGTGATAATGCAGTGCCTAACTCTATAGCTGACACATTGAAACTCTTTTTTGCCCTACGTCGTGGGGCTTTACGTCTTGCTACCATGTACCCCACTTACTATAATTGGTTACTTATACTTAATGTGTTGGAAACATTTCCTTAATTAATGCGGTTTTATCGTCGCCACAGGTTTTGCAAACCCATCTATCTATACCATCTAGTCTAAAGGTGTTACTAAACTCCCTATGGTCGCCGCACTTCGTGCACCATGTGATCGGACCATGTTCTAATTTTTCTTTTTCTATGTGATCCAACATTACAATTCTAATGTATTTAGTTAATAATTTAGACTGTTTAATATCTAATCTATCAGCTTCTTCAGATAAGAATGCTAATTCTTTTAGTCCTATTGTAAAGGACTTGCTTGCTACATGTTCTTTTTTTCTACCCATTTTTCACCCACTCATAATCAGTACCCTCAGTCCATTGACTATGTGCCCAAGACTTTTGTTTTAAAGCCCCTTGACAATGTCGACAGTAACCGTTAACTAATTTGTATTGTAGTTTTGGCCTCACGTAAGACTTGCAACGTTTACAATTCATTTTTCACTCCTAAAAAATGTTTCCCAACCACACACTTTACAACCTCGTGTTTTTTTTGTATAATTAATATATACTAATTGTTCACAATCTATACAGATCATTTTTTTACCTCTACATCTATTTCTTCAGGAAAAGCATATGCTTCTAATGCTTTAATTACTTTCGCACTTCTGTGATTATGTAATGATAAAGCAAGTAAGGCCGTTACTTCGACCAGTCGTCTCGTTTGTTCTACTAATTTAAATTCCATTGATACTCCTATTTTAGACATAACAAGCACCCTATATAATAATGTCCTTATTATATAATTAAAATAAAAAGGGTAAA